TTGAGAACGTCCAACGTCTTTTTCTTGGTTAAACTCAGAACGAATTTGCTCTTGGTATTTTTGAGGAATTTGGGTAAGGTCAATCATCATTTTGTTTCTATGAAAACGACGTAGAGTTTCCTCATCCATTTCTTCTGGATTACCTTTAAATTGAGCAAGACGTTTTTGAGTCATTGGTTTTTGTCGTTGACCAATTGCTAAACAATTGTCTGGTGACAAGATATTTGGTACGCCATCGCCAGTATCACCTCTTAAAATATGTTCTTCAAGGTACATAGATGGATTATCGTTCTTAATCCATCGTTTACGAATTGGATCAAATTGTTGAACATTGGCGTATGTTTGAAGCTGAATGAAATCTTTATCAGCTGATAAAACTAGGAATTGTTCTGAACCCATATTTAATTCAGTTCCATGGTCGTGAATAATAGTACCGATAACATCATCGGCTTCACAATGGTCAATATGAATTACTTTATATGGGAAGTGCTCTCTGAGCTCATCGCGAATGGTATTCATAATACCAAATAAATGATTCCAATCTAAATCAGACTCATCACGAGATTTTTTACGATTACCCTTATAATAAGGATATGCTTCTCTGCGCCATGTATTTTTACCATCAGCGCAAATTACGATTTCACCAAAGTCTTTGTGAAACTTTTTACGGTTATGTCGTATTGAATTTAAAAACATATGACGAATAATATTCTCGTCAATGTCGATGTTGTGGTGGTTACCAATACTCGCGAACAGCGAGGCTAAGATAACCTGATTATAGTCTACTAATATAGCCATTTTGATTCTCTGTTATAATTTAATTTATAGATCTATTTTAATCTATATCTTCGTCAATGTCAACTGTTATTTCTTGTTCTTCCCTATAATCATCAATATTAATTGAATCTCCAGCGAAGTCTTGTAAAGGGTGATGTATCCCGTATGTTGACAGGTGAAGTGATTTAATTGCCTCTAGTACTAAAACCATTGCAGGGAAATGTTTATTTGTCTCTGCAGGTCCTTCTGAGGTAAAGATACATCCAGCTCTAATGAGCTCTGTTAATACATATTGCCAAAGCGCTTCTGCAATCTGGTCCGCATGTCCCAATTTAAATTCAAGCAACTTTTCAGCGACTTCTTCTTGGGATTGCGGTGGACCATTTTGTTTGTCTTTTGGAAATTCTATAATATCAGCCATTTAGTTCTTTCAATAGTTTATTCCAACTATTAGCAAAAATAGGAATACTGTTTTTGGATAAGAATGCTCTATCTGTTGTAGTAAATCGCTTAAGGAATTGATTATCTTCCTTTTGTGTATTTAATACTTGGTCAGCTATGCTATATGCTGCGTTTGCATTTGAGTTATTATCCTCACTGTAATCATACGTTAATGTTTGACCACCAGATACTTCTGTTAAAGCACCATAGTTTGGATGGATACATAACACACCACATTTAATTGCTTCAATAAGAGCAATACACGACGTTTCTTTCCAAATGTTTGGATATAAGAATACATCTGCAGTTTCCAACGCTTTAATAATTTGAGCATTTGGAACTGATCCATGATACGTCATGTTTGGATGGTTATGAATTTCTGTAAACAACTCAACGTATGGATCATCTCTTTGTGCCCAGCCATATATAGCAAATGATGAATAGACATCGAGATGGATATTGTCGTGATGTTTACTTAGTTCATCAAAGATTGGATATAGTAATTCCAATCCACGATGTGGAGTTGTGTGGTAGATAAATCGTACTTTACCTGTATGACTCATGTCCTCTGGCGCCAGGAATTCTTTCTCTACCGCGTTTGGAATCACTGTACACATAGAATACGGAATTTTAAAGTACGTAATATATTGGTCACGCTGCCATTGTGATACAAAAACAAAATGATGGAATTTCTTCCAACCACCATCTGCTAGTATAGCGTTTTCTGGATCTTCAGCAAGATCGTGGCAATACATGATGTTCTTTACATCTACTGGTATCTCTCTTGGACGAGAGAAGTGAATTGCCACATTTGATAGTAAGTTAGAATCAACGTTATCGAGTACGCGTTTGCGCATCATTTCAGTTCCACCTTTTGAGTTTTTAGACAGTTCTGTTTCGACAATATGACCTTTATGAATCATACTCATTTATTAAGCTCCAAATTATGTATTGATTGATTGTAAGCTATCCCATCGGAATGAACGCCAGCCTTGTGCTTCAAGATCAAAGACTGCTAAAACATCTGGGTTAACTTTACGTGTTTGTTTTTCCTGGCCTTCTTCAAGTGGAAGTTGAGGAGGAAGCATTGAAGCTTCTAGTGTACAACGCATTTCGCGTTTATCACCGTTTTTCTTTGTAAAGACTACGTTACATGGTCCTGCGACCAATTGCGCTATTGTTTGTTCTTTGTTGATTTCCATAATGTATTCCTTTTCATTCTCAACAGTTGTATTTATAATTAGTCAATGTATTCTAATAATTTTAAATCTTGGTTTAAAACCTTAAACGATATATCAGCTACGTCTTGTAATGGATCTATTCTCATATGAGTGATAAATCTATCAATATACTGAAATTCTTTTCCATGTTCTATTGCTATATTCATGCCTTCATAAAATGTTTCTATATCGTAGGGGTTTTCATAAAATATTGGTTTGGTTGCCGCTTTAGGCTGCTCTGCTTTGCGATCCTTTTCCATAAAACTCTTTCTTATGTATTTGTTCTAATACTGAATAAAATGATTCAATAGTAGAATTATTGTGAACTCTGTAAGTCTTTACATTAAACTTATGAGGTAACACATACTTTTTGTTTATTTCTGTACGATGGGAATTTATGTATTCCTGTTGAACATCGCCATCAAAATATCTCCGAGAGTCAGTAGAATAGTCACAGCCATCTCGTGTAAGTTGGACAAGTACGAAATTGTTATCTCCAATTTTATTTATAATCGGTATAAGTTCATCAACAAAACCTCCATCAGAAATCGCATAATTTTTGTTTAAATCAATTTCATTGGCAACTTGATTACCAAAGTAATCCAAACCACGTTTAGGTTTTACTATTTCTTCTGATACATATATCATTGCTTCACGACAAGACATATGACCAAGATCCATATGTGGAACTTCTTTTACACTACGATCATCATAACGTTCCATAAACCATTCATAATCAACACCAAAGTATTTTGCTGTTTCTTTATATAATTGGTATTTAAACGAAAGATGTTTCCAACCTTTTTCTTTAAAATAGTCGGCTGCGGCATCTTTACCTGACCGTGGAGGACCATTAAATAAAATTATCATGCAAACGTGTCTTCCACTATTGCACTTATTTCAGCACATGCCTCTGTCCATTCCGACGGTACCATACCTGACAAAATAAATTCACGGTCTTCGTTTGTAAGATAAGGCATAACCTCATGTATAGATCCAAAGCCACCTTGATACATGGCCCAATCCTGTGGATCTACAGGGATATTCTTTTGGCGGACTTTGCCGCTATATGCTGATGAACGTTTGATAATCATAATATGCTCCATAGATTGATTCCTTATTAATACTAATATAAACCAATTTTTATGAAATGTCAACTATTATTTTTATCCATAAGCCATTTTAATCCTTTAACGTGGCTACGATGGATTTTTGCTTGGCATATGCCGTTGTAATATGAATCATCTAATAGAGCATGGCGCGTTATTTGCTCATAAAGTTCGAGGTAACCCATTTCGCCTTTTTTATTACAAAGGTGGATTATCTCTCGGTAAAAGTTATCTGCGCCTTTTTCCTCAACCATAAGTTTAACTTCTTCTGATGAACCATAATATTTCATCCAATCTGACTCAACTATTTTGGTCCTCTTTCGGGTTTTGCCTTTAAGAGGTGGAAGTTTTCTTTTTGATTTGAAAATCTTTTTACCGATATATTTTCTATCGTTGGAACCATCAGTGATTATATAAACAAATCCAATATAATCGCCAATCATCTCTGAGGTGAATTCCTCACCCTTGTAGTGCCACATGCAATAACTCCATAGTAATAGAGTTATTTATTCAACATCCTCATGCATGTAAATACGGAGTGTTCCTGTAAACAATCAGTCCATATATGAGTTAAATACCAGCCAATCAACAAAACTGCAATTGTAATAGCTATCCACTTAATCAATGCATATCTCCTCTTCGTCTTCATATGTGACCATTACTTTTAAAGTTTGGTTATCATCTTGTAAAGAAAGCCATACACGTTCAACGTTATGTTTAACATATGACCTTCCATTATTATCAACTACTTCAACTCGAGTAATAGGATATTCAAAATGAATTTGATCTGGTTGTTTATTAAACTCAATCTTGCCAGTCATATGTATACCACACTCTCACGTAATCATTAAAGTTATCTCCAAAATTAGCAAACTCTTTCATTGGATAACCTTCTGACATGAGCCATAGGTTTAAACTCCACGGTTCTGGCAGAGGGTTCGGTAAAGCTTTTGGAAATCCATATGCCCATCCTTTAGGTGGATCTACCCATGTTGTTTTCATATCATCTCCTCATGTTTGCTATAGCAACAGCATCTTCTTTACGTGTAATAGGAACACCATTAGACTTATGCATTTGACCAATACCTATAATATAGTCACCAGTATATTGAGTGCTTTCTCTGGCTGCTCCGTGCCCAGCAACTTTATTGCTGAGCGGTGTTTTATTTTTAGATGCGTAATCTGGAATAGTATTTGTATTCCGAGCTTTAGTTTTACCAACACCCATTTTCTTAAGGAACTTCTCGTGCTCGATAGCAGCCAAACGATCCTTTGGTGTTAGTTTCTTTTTCATCTTGCCGTGGACTTGAACGCCACGTATCATATGCATACTCATTCAGTATACCTCCTTGGCACTGCAGACGCATCCCATACATAAGGACAACGACTCTCATCTTCAAAAATTACAACGTCTTCTGAACCAACTTCGCTCATAACGCGATCGTCCATCCGACGGTGAAAGTACGCAGGACCACCAAAGACCCTACGTGCTCGTTGGTATGTTTCTTCAGTCATACCAACATAGTGTACAACTCTAACCATATCATAACCTGTTATTCAATCCCATCATACATTTCAACCATACGGTCTTCAATTTCACACTCGACCAAGAAGTCAAAAGACTCATCAATGTATGTGCTATCATATTTTTTTGAAAGATCCATATGCATATCAGCTGAAACAAAATTCCAAAAGGGTGTTGTGCCAAAATTATATGACATATTGAATTTATCTGCAATTGCTTTTTGAAACGAAAAGACAACATCTGAAGTGATGAATTGGTCTGTATTTAGATTAGTCATTTGGTAAGACATGTTATATTCCTTGTTTGTTGATTCTAATATAACCTATTCTATTGAGAATGTCAATAGCTAACTTGATTTAATTTCATATTTTTTAAAGTTTCAACAATTTCTTTACCGAATGGAGTAAACAAGATACCAAAGGACCATACCCAGTGTTCAATAGCTTGGTCATGTTCTAGAGTATTAACATCTACCATTCGAGCCAAGGCTTGCTCATTTGTATCCATTAAGTTGATACTAAACATGTCTATCTTAAATTGCTTAACAGCTTCAGCCTCAGCTTCTTTTTCTTCAAGCTCACGAATTTCCAATTGCTCAACTGTGTAATCCCAGCAAGACTGTTTATCATCATCACTTGAAGAATAAAAAGGATGGTCGCTACTTGGACGGTAACCAAAAGCATCTTTGTGAAGGTCAGAAAATATTTCAGTTGAAAAAGTATTCATAACGCTAACTCATTTGAATATGAGTAAGTGTAGATAGTACCTTCAGTAAGATCGTAAAATAGGTGATCCTTAAGTTCTGAAATTGACTGTTTTTCAAGTGATGGTTTAACTTCTTCCCATGTTGACTCACAGTTGAATAATAGTATTTCAGCGACTAATTCAATTTTAGTTGATAAAATCTTA